ATTCCCTCTCTTCGCACCATATGTCAGGGTGGTGAAATTGGAAAACACAATGCACTCAAAATGCATCAGATGTAAAAGTCTTTAAGGGTTCGATTCCCTTCTCTGACACCAAAAACTAAATATTGATTAGTTTAAACTGTACTCTTTATAACTCAGTGTATGACACAACATCATGTGGCTGAGAACCGAATTAAAACGAAGAAATAATTACGCATCAGACGATAGCCTGAATGATTGTATAGATTAGCTATAGGTGACATAGTTAGTCACTGACGAAATGCCAGTGTTTCATTTTCGGTGTGCTGAGAGTATAAGAGTATAAGGCAAGTGGTCTAATGGATTACACAAGAACGAAACAGTCACTATCATAAGGTCTAGTTACCCGACTATGGCAAACTGATAGCAAAGGGTTAAGTAATTTAGCAGTGAAGCATTCCTAATAAGATTGCTATAACATTAGACACTGTACCAGTAGCCAAATATCTGCTGAACAATAATACATTATTGTATGTTAAAAAAGATGAATGATTGGTGAAAGTTGGGAGTAAAATATTCTCCTCATAGCTAGTGGTTTTTAAAACCTTGCGTTATAAGTTTTTAGGTAGCTCCTAAAGGCTCATTATAATGTACTATGTAGCCTAATAATATGTTTATATTCAAGGTAAGTTGAAGGACTATAAAGAATACAGTTTACACTAATCAATATAAATAAATAATTGGCCTATGGTGTAGTGGTAACACAGATGACTGTTAATCATCTATCCCAGATTCGAGTTCTGGTAGGCCAGCCATTATTATGCGCGCTTAATTCAGTTGGTAGAAAACACATCTTATACATGGGAAGTCCTCAGTTCGAGTCTGAGAGCGCGTACCAATTTTAAAAATTAACTATTGACATATCTAAAACGATATGCTATAATTTAAATATGGTCGGGTGAGCCGAGTAGCGAAGGCAACGGACTGTAAATCCGTGACGTAAGACACACCGATGGTGCAACTCCATCCCCTACCACCAAATAATGTCTCTATAGTATAAGGGAAAATACACGGGACTTCTAATCCTGTAATCAAAGTTCGAGTCTTTGTAGGGACACCAAATTAGATATTTATATATAAGTAAAATATTTAGACACTGACAGCAATTATATATTAACGACAATACTTTAATATTTAAACCGTATTAATAACAAATAATATAGTGTCTAGGAAGAAAAGGTATTTGAAAATGAGTTTTATGAAAGAATATGCTAAGAGAGAGACAGTAACAACGGAAAATGGTGCGCTAGGATTTAAAACAACTGGACATTATCTTCTTGATTTTAGTTACAGCGTACCAGCTATGAGAAGTAATCCAGAAAGCTTTTTTGAACTTTTTGATAAGTCAATGGCAGAGGATAAAAATAACACCCTTAGATTTGTTTTGTTTCTTAGAGACATTAAACATGGCATGGGTGAAAGAAATTCATATAGACATCTATTGGTACATATGTCTGATAGATTCTCTGATATTCTTCATGGAATGATTATTAACTGTGATTTGGCTAGTTTCGGAAGATTTGATGATTTGATTTACCTTTATGATAAGTCAAAGAGTAATCAGATTAAAGAGGATATAAAACTACTTATCATTAATCAGCTTGAAGAAGATGCAGATAACTTTAGAAAAGGCAATAGTATTTCGCTTCTGGCTAAATGGTTGCCATCGGAGAACACATCAAGTAAAGAAACTAAGAGACTGGCTAAAGTAGTAAGAAAAGAAATTTTAGGAATGACTCCTAAAGATTACAGAAAACTACTGTCAGCACTTAGAAACTTTATGAATGTAGTAGAAGTAAAGGTTAGTTCTAATAAATGGAATCAAGTAAATTATGAAGAAGTTCCATCTAAGGCTAACTTGAAATACAGAAATGCTTTCTTAATTCACGATAAAGAGCGTAGAATGGAATTCATTCAGGCACTTACTAATGGTGAAAAGAAGATTAATTCAAACTCAATGTTCTTGTATGATATTATCCATAGCTATGTCGGTTCAAGATGGTTGTATTCAGAAGTTCCTGTAGACAATACATTAGAGCAGTTATGGAAATCACAGGATAAACATCATATTAGTAATACGCTGGTTGTTCGTGATGGAAGTGGTTCAATGCTGACACAGGTATCTAGTGATGTTAGCGCACTTGATATTGCTGACTCTTTAACACTGTATATGGCTGAGAACAATAGCGGAGAGTTTAAGAATAAGTTTATTACTTTTTCAAGAACACCAAAGTTTGTTGATTTGAGCGGAGCAGATAAGCTGTGTGAAAAATTAACTATTCTTAGACGTAATAATGACTGTAGTAATACAGATATTGAATTAACATTTGATAGTATTTTAGATACAGCAGTTAAAGCTAACATTAGTAAAGAGGATATGCCTAAACAGATTTTAATTGTATCAGATATGGAGTTTGATTCATGCATTCACTATGATGAAATCTTATTTGAAAGTATAATTAAAAGGTTTAATGAGAACGGGTATGAAATGCCAAAACTTGTATTTTGGAATGTATGCAGTAGAACAAATGTAATTCCGCTTACAAGCAATAAAAATGGTGTTGTATTAATCAGCGGATTTAGTAAGAATCTAGTTGATATGGTAATGTCAGAAGAATTAGACCCATACAAGGCATTGATTGGGCAGTTAAAAGTAAATAGATATGATTGTGTAGACAACATTTAGTATTATAAAGTCGCTCACAGCAATATTCATTGGAAGTAATTTATCAAATACTTAAATGCGACTTGTTACATGCAGGGTATTTTAACGGTAGAATACAGGATTCATATTCCTGAGATAATGGTTCGATTCCATTCCTCTGCAACCATTTTGTAGACCTCCTTTTTTAGCTCCCTATTTTGGGAGCTTTTTTGTTGGACTTGACAAATGATTAAAAATGTGTTATAATGTATTTAACAGTAGGATTACTGTTAATCTCTTTCATTTTTCAATCTCCTTTTCTAGCCTATCTTCTTAACGGAGGTAGGCTTTTTTACTACAGGGGAAATTTATAGAAAGGAAGTTAAACATGGCGACAACAGTAAGCAAAAGAAAAGAACAAGAAGTGACTGATACAGTCATAGAAACACTGAGTAGTTTAGGTCTAACAGCAAAACAGCAAGATTTTGTTCTGTACTATTTAGATTCAGGGAATGTTAGACAGTCATATTTAAAAGCATTTCCCCATACAGATAAGAAATTAGCTAGTGTATATGGGTCAAAGATGCTAGATAAAGATTCTATTAAGTCTGCAATGGTTAAAATGAGAAAAATATTGGCAAAGACATATGATATAAATGCAGGTCAGTATGTTAATCATTTAATTGAAGTAGCAAACGCAGATATAGGAGATTATATTCAATTCAGTGAGGAGGAAATTCCAGAGCTGGATGAAGCAGGTAATCAAAAGTTTAATGCAGATACAGGAGAACCAGTAGTTAGAAAAGTAAATAAGATGCATTTGACTAACAGTTCATCAGTAGATACTAAGTCTATTGTGAGCATTAAACAAGGTAAAGACGGTATTTCCATACAGCTTGCAGATAAGGACAAGGCTTGGGAAAAGCTTGCTAAATTCTTCCATTGGGGCGAAGAGAAGCAGGACGAAACTAAGGCTGAGAATAATATCATTTCTGCTATCAATAATAAAGCAGGAGAAGTATGGGAACAAGAGGACGATAATTCAGATTTGGAAGAAGCATTGAAGGATAATTAAATGTCGAATTTAAAAGCAATAAAAAAAGCTAAATTCATATTTAAGCCTTTCAGTAAGAAACAGTTAAAAGTTTTATCATGGTGGGCAGAAGATTCGCCAACAAGTGATAAGTTTATTCTGGTAGCAGATGGTAGTGTACGTTCTGGAAAAACTATAGTATGCTCATTATCATTTGTATTATTTGTAATGGATAGGTTTAATGGTCAGAATGCGGCACTGGTAGGCAAAAGTTCTGGTGCGATAAGAAGAAATGTAGTAAATACACTCAAACAAATGTTATATAGTTTAAACTATGAAGTAATAGACCATAGAGCAGATAACTTTTTGGAAATAACAAAAGATGATGTTACAAATTTGTTTTATATATTTGGAGCTAAAGATAAATAATTTGTCGTTATCAGTTGAAAAGCTGATATTATAAGAGGGCTAATACGGTGAAAGCCTTTACTTTATTATGATATAGTGTTATAATATTCATTGGGGTGGTTATTATGGCATTAAAGAAATCATATAGAAATTCAAGAGATAGAATTAGATGCACATGGAGAAACATGTTGAATAGGTGTGAGGATTCAAATAATAAAGACTATAATCACTATGGAAATAGAGGAATTACTGTATGTGATGAATGGCATGATTTTGATAATTTTTACACATGGTCATTGTTAAATGATTACACAGATGATTTAACAATCGATAGAATTAATGTAGATGGTAACTACGAACCCGATAATTGTAGATGGTCTGATGTTTTTCAGCAAAGGAATAACATGAGGTCTAACATATATATTACATATAACTAATACAAACAAGGTTTTGAAACGAGCCCAATACT